AAAATGTGAAAGAGTAGACAATGTTGAGGAAAGAACATTGTTAGTTGTAACTGTTTTAAGAGGCAAAGGAACTAAAGAAGATGTGTGTAGACTTGTAGAGCTTTACTACGAAAAAGATAGAGAGGGGAACTATCATTTTCTATTTGATAAAGATCCTCGAAAAGAAAAAGAGCAAATTTAATTACTCTTTCTTAGCTTTGGTTTTTTCAGCAGATATAGCAATTATATCACCATAAAGCAATTCGGTTTCGTATCGTTCTACATACCAATCGTTTATAAGTTTTTCGATTACTTTAAGAAGTTTTTCTGCTTCACCTGGATCAATATCAACTATTACATTTATATCTTTTTCCATATGGGCACCAATATTACCGACTCTTCTTATTCCATCAAGAACTTTCCATTGCATTGCTGGGATTTTATGTTCAAGTTGATCAATTTCTTTAAATAGTGTGGATGGCTTGATTTTCCAAAAATCTCTAATCATTCCTTGCAAGCAACGTCTTGATAAGGTCGCTGATGCTTTAGGACTTAAATTAACAATAGCGTAAGCTTCTTCATAATCTTGTCTTATAGCTTTTGGAATATAATCAGGAAACTGTTTTGCTAAAGAAATAGGTTTTACATGAACTATATCAGTTTTTACTTTAGAACCAGTTCCTTGAGCATTAATGGAATATTCAAAGCAATGAGGGCATTTAAAAATACCAAGTGTAACTTCGCTTTCTTTAGGTGGAATAGTGCTGCCAAAAGGCACTTCAAATGATGGCTTTACTTTTTTATAAGTTGAATCATTGAGTTCGGCAGTATGACTACAGTATGGACATTTAAAATCATTAGGCATATTTTCACCTCACTTTCTAATTAAATTTCGATATTGCCGTACCGATAACTTAATTATAAAGAAAGAGATGAAGAATGTCGAAAACAATTAAATAAATTACTGATCATCCAGGAGCCAATCTCTAGCAAAGCCTATTTTATTAGATTCCTAAAGTTGATGATCATAGAAACACCAAATTAATAACAAATTTCTTTTTTTAATACAATACGTGAAGTTTTCATTTTGTAATAGAGATTGGTTCCTTGATGGTCAGTAGTAGGAAGGAGAAAAAGTTATGACTAAAACAGAACAAGTTGAGGTTGTCAGAGAGAAAATAAATTTTGAAAAAGAATTTCTTGATTACCAAATCAAAAAAAGAAATAAAGCAAGAAAAGAATTAGAAGATTGTTTAATTGAAGAATGTCAAGAAAAACAATTAAAGCTGGATAGATGTTATACAGCTGTATCAAACCAATATATGTATCTATGTGGTGTTCTTGCTACTGCCTATGAATTGAAACTAATTTTCCGAGATGAATATACCAAATTTCGTGAACAAGTATTCAATAAAGTTTATGAAAAGAGGGTGAAATTATGAAGTGGTGGTTATGTATATCATTTTTGCTTAACATTTTATTACTGATCATGTTGGCTTATCTAAAAAAAGATCGTGATAGTTTTATGAAAATGTACTACAACTTGGCAAGCTTTGTTTTGAAAGCAAGAAGGGAAGGAAAACTATGAAACTATCAGCAAGAGGATTGGCCACAATCGTTATTATCGGTTGTTTCATTGGAAACTGTCTTGCAATTTTGGTCAGAAGTTTATAAAAAAAGTGCCCTTAAACAGGACACCAACATAGCATATAAATTATAAACAAATTCAGGAAGAATTGCAAATATGGATTAATTAAAAAACAAAAAAAGGAGGTAAATATTAATGGAAGCAAGACCTACAAAGATGCTTAAATTTCCAGAAGTTATGGAAGACTTGGGCGTTTCTCAAAATCAACTTCAAAATCTTGTAGAATTAGGTATTTTCAATCCTATCTATTTAGGAAAAGGTTGGAAGTTTTCTCAAAAAGAAATCCTTGATTTTCAAAGAGATTATGCAGGATTGGATGTCAGCAACTATGAAAAAGCCAAGAGTTGCAAAGAAATAGTTGAATCTCAAAAAAGATTATTACAGGGAGGAATTTCATGAAGAAACTAAACAAAGCAAAGGTTCTTGCAGTTGCATTAGGTATTTCAGTTTCAGCAAATATCGGAATGTATTTACATGGCCAATATTTACAAAATGAAATCGTAGATAGTCAAGAAGAAGTATTTGATTTAAAAGCAAGGAATACACTTTTAAAAGATACTTACAATGAACTTTTAGGACAAATGCAGGAAACACAAAATGAAGTTCAAAACTTGCAAAGTCAAGTAGAAGAACTTCAAAAATGAAGATCATTAGGGGTCTTTAGAATTACGGCGTATTGGTTTGGAGAAGATGAATATGGAGACTTGACTTCTACAGGAGTTAAGGCACAAGTCAATCATACAATCGCTGTTGACCCTGAAATAATCCCATATGGAAGTAAAGTCATGATTGATGGCCAAATTTACGTGGCTGAAGATTGTGGCGGAGCGATTAAGAATAACGTTATTGACGTATGGGTAGAAAATCAAAGTAACAGTTTTGGTGTCAAGTACACCGAAATATACATCAAAAGGGAGAAATAGTTATGGATAAAAAATTATTAGAAGACATCATCCAAACTGCAAAAGCTGCAGGTGCAGATGTCAAAGTTGTTCAAATTGGTTCAACTGAAAAGGAAGTAGATGAAAGACCAGCAGTACCGTTACTTAAATTAGAACTAAGCATCAAGAAAGATGGAGATGCGCTTTCGGTATTATCACACGGGGATTGGAACATCTTAGGAAGTCTTTTCTTAGAAATGGCTCCAATCAATGTTGACATTGAAAAGGTCAAAGAAATGTTTACACCAGCAAAAAATGCTTTCAATCATTGCTGTAATGAACTGAATAACTACATCCAAGAACAATATAAAGGGGCGTTAGAAGATGAAAAAGAAAGAATTAGAAGAAAGAGTTGCTGATATTGAGGGTTCAATCATGTGTATGGAGTGCAAGGATCATCTAGATAGTGATGATTATCTTCAACTTGGTTATCTCAATCAGGAATTAGCAAGTGCTAAAAAGGATCTAGAAAATGGAAACTACGAACTATGAGGAGTTCTTTCCTAATTGTAATGTCGATTATGTCAAAGATAAAAAACATTGGCATAGCCTAAGAGGAAAAGGAATTGGTGGTTCTGATGCAGGAATTGTAATGAACGTAAACAATTACAAAACACCTTATGAATTGTGGGAGGAAAAGACAGGTGCTAAAAAGCCTGTATTCCAAACGAGTGAAGCAATCGAAAAAGGGAATGCATTGGAACCCATCCTCATTGAATTGTTCGGTGTTCTTTATAAAAACAAGTTTGAATTGATTGATACGAAAGATATCAGTTTATCAAACAAGAAATATCCATTTTTAAGAGCTAATTTAGATGGGGCAATGATTGAAATTGCAACCAAAGAAAAATGGGGATTGGAAATCAAATCAACAACTATTCAAAATGGTGCAATGTTAAAAGAATGGGCCAATGATCACATTCCAATATGCTACTACTTTCAAGTACTGCATTACATGATAACCACTGGATTAAGACATTTTGTCTTATATGCCATTTTAGACATTCCATGGGCAAATGGTGGTGCAGGAAAGCAAGAAACAAGAGTTGTATATCTGCATTATGATGATTTAGTGCTAGATGCAAAATACCTATTTAAAACGGAATTGTGGTATTGGAATTTAATCAAAACTAAAACACCACCGCCATTCCTTGAAAATAGAAACAAGGAATTAAAAGAAGTTAGTTAGAAAGGGCAATCCAAATGAGAAGAATCACAGATGAACATTTACAGGAGTTTGGCTTCTTTAAGGAAGAAAGAGATTTCTTTGAAGAATTGTATAGAAAAAGACTCCTTTATAGAGTCGTTATCGTAATCCAAATTTTATTAGAACTAGTGTTGTTACTAATGTTGTTATTATAGAAAACACTACAGAAACAACTCCACCAACAACAGCTGGCCAAATGCTATTGCTAAAGAATTGTCGTCTTCTATAGACACAATATCGATAATAGCGGTCGCTCAAGGTGTACAAAGTTTTCTTGAGTGTTTCTGTTTGAGTAGCATCATTAAATTCATATCTAGTTTCAATGAATTTAATTCTAGCAAGCTTATATGTAGTGTTTGGACCAAAGTAATTTACATCAACATACTTTCTGAAACACTTCATATAGTAAAGCTTCAATCTTTCTTTGATGTAAAGATTTATGTTTGAAAAATCATTATTCATAGTCGATACCCCCTAGAAAGATTATAACAAATAATTACAAAAAAATTGAAAGGATAACCTATTATGAATGAATTACAAATATTCCAAAATAAAGAATTTGGAGAAGTAAGAAGTTTAGTTATTAATAACGAGCCATGGTTCGTTGGAAAGGATGTTGCTGAGGCATTGGGGTATAAGGATGTTAATCATGCAATCTTAGACCACGTAGATGAAGAAGATAAAGTTAATTCTAAAACTCAAGGACAAAACGCCCCTGAGTTAGGACAACGTGGAAGTTGGTTAATTAATGAATCAGGATTATATTCATTAATTTTATCAAGTAAACTTCCAAACGCTAAAAAGTTCAAACGTTGGGTAACAAGTGAAGTTCTTCCAACATTAAGAAAAACAGGGTCTTACGCTAAAGCACCCACTGATCCAAGAGAACTTTTAAAACTAACAATCGAAGCACATGAACAAACAGCTCAAAGGGTTGATGTTCTAGAAGAAAAAGTATCAAGCTTAGAAAAATCAACAACGATTGACAGCTCACAACAAAATACACTTGAAAGAATCGCTAAAGCAACAGTAATCAGAACGTTGGGAGGCGTTGATTCAAGAGCGTATCAATTAATGAGTAGAAAGATTTTCAGCAACATTTGGAGAGACTACAAGAACTATTTCAAATTAGGTTCATTTAGAGATACTTTAAAGACCGAGTTTGAAAACGCAAAAGAATATCTTGAATCTTGGTCACCTGAAGTCAATGTGAGTTTGAAAATCAAAGAGTACAACAGTCAATTATCGATGAATTTAGATGCTTAAAAAGGAGGAGAAAAAAGAAAATGAATGAGTTTCAAACAGGGCTACTCAATGAATTGGTAGCCGTAAAAATTACAACCAAAGAAGAATTTGAAAAAGTAATCAATTTCTTGTCAATCAATAACTGCTTTCTTGTGAATGGAGAACCAGTTGTCAAACTAACATATCCAGGAGATAAAGCATTTGTCATTTTAAAACAAGATAACGCAATCTTCTGGCAACCGGCTAACCAAGAACTTGATGAACGTTATAAAGTTGTCAACGTCATCGAATTCTTTAGACCAACTGAAGAAAAGGTCGTTGAGGCCAAAGCTGAAGTTATTGAAGAACACGTTGACATTGATGAAAAACACCTTTCATTAGAAGTTCAAAAAAGACCAGCAAATGAAGCGATTGTCTCAAATATTGATGAAATGATCAAATTGATTCCAGCAATTGAAGCTAAAAAAGGTGTGGTTGTAGATGAAAAGAACTACAAAGATTTTGTTAAAAAAGGAGAAGGAATGGTTCCTTTGTATCGTAATTATGCAAAGAACTTGGATAATGAAAGAAAAGCGTTGAAAAAAGCATATATGGAACCGTTAAAGGATTTTGAAGAAAAAGTTGGTTCAGTTGTTAAAGCTTTAAATGATACTGCAAGTGTTGTAGCTGAAAACGTAGATGTATTTGTTCAAAAGCAAAAAGAAGCTCTTAGAAAAGAACGTCAAGCAGCTATTGATCAACTAAAAGAAGTATTAATTTCTAGAAAGATGATTTCAAAGGAATATGCTGATCAGTTCGTTTTTGATGAAAAATGGCTTAACGCTTCAACATCCAAAAAGAAATTTGAAGAACAAGTTGAAGCACAATTCAATGCTTTAATGGAAAAAGAAAAGAATGACAAATTGAATTTAGAAATGGTTGAAAAAACAATCATCAATGCATGTCTTATTGCAAATGTTGATGAAAAGCTTATTTCAAGAGAAAAATATCAAGCTCTTTTAAATACTGAAGGTCTTCCTAAAGTAACTGTAATGATTACTGATGAAGTAGACAACATCAAAAAGCAATCACAAGCGGTTGCTCAACAAAAAGAAGCAGAACTTCAACATCAAAAAGAAGAATTTGAAAAGAAACAAAAAGAAGCAGAACTTCAACATCAAAAGGAAGAGTTTGAAAAGAAACAAAAAGAAGCAGAACTTCAACACCAAAAAGAGTTGGAAGCAGTCAAAAAACAAGCTTCACAAACAGTTGAAAATCAACCTAAATATACGCCAATCAAACGTGGAGAAGAAACGATTGCTAACGTAAATGATAAGTATATCGTTACTGAAATCAAGCAAACGCCTGAAAAGTTCCAAGGCAAAAAATGGAAGAAAACATTTGAATTTGAAGGCGATTTAGCAGCTCTTCAAATGTTGAATAGATACATGGATGTAATTAAAAACATCAATCCAACATTTAGTTTTGGAGAAGTGAAACTTGTTGAAAAAGAGTTGAGTAATCCACAAACAGGCTCAATTGATAAATATAACGTAAAAGAAGTTAATTAAATGAAAAATAAGGAGAAAAATTATGGCATTACAAAGTATGGTACAACAAGCAAGTCAAGCAAGAGAAAACAAAATTACAACAATTAAAACAGATACAGGAGAAATTAAATTAAGCTCAAATATCGTAAAAAGCTATTTGGTTGCTGGTGGAGGTAATGTAAGTGATCAAGAAGTTAAATTGTTCATTGCATTATGTTCAGCTCAAAAATTAAATCCGTTCATCAAAGAAGCACACTTAATCAAATATGGTAGTTCACCAGCAACAATGGTTGTTTCTAAAGATGTATATCAAAAAAGAGCAGATAAACATCCCGAATATCAAGGAAAGAAAGCAGGAATCATTGTTTTAACTGCTGAAGGTAAGATTGATTATCGTGTTGGTACATTCTATATTCCATCAAGAGAAGAACTTGTGGGCGGATGGTGTGAAGTCTATAGAAAAGACAGAGAACCTGAACGTGTAGAAGTATCACTTGATGAATATGTTGGTAAAAAGAAAGATGGAACAGTTAACGCTCAATGGAGTGGTAAACCAGCAACAATGATTAGAAAAGTTGCAGTTGCTCAATGTTTAAGAGAAGCTTTTACATCAGAATTCCAAGGAATGTATGTTCCTGAAGAAATGGGTGTTGAAGATACAACAAGTAATTTTGTTGTAGAAGAAACTCCTCAAGTACATCAAGCAATTGAAGCAACTACTGCACCAACAATGCAAGATATCATCAATGAAGAAAAACAAGCTGAAAAAGTTCCAGTTGATGACTTTGACCCAATGTCAATGTAGGAGGTACCAAGATGCAAGAAGATTACATTATACTTCCTCGATCATTTACAAGTACAAAAGCCTATAGAGATACATACTCTCTATGGACTTTCACTTATCTATTATTCAATTGTGATTATAGTGGGCATCTAGAATTGGATATTAGAAATCTAGACTTGCCAATCAGTGAAAATAAATTCAAAGCATCATTGAAGAAGTTATATGATGAAGGATTGATTTATGGTGATACACAAGGAAATCATAGAGAGATCTATATAAGTGATTATCAAGAAAAGTATGTAGAATAAGAGGTTTAATCAATGGCTGAAAAAGAGGTAAAGAAAGGGTACACAGGATTTTCAAACGAGTTGGTGAATGATCCTATTATTAAAAATTCAAAAGCATGGACTCTGTTTTCCTATTGCCTCTTTAAGGCTTATTTTGATGATAAGTATGGAGAGGCAGGAACCTTTACAACCACACAGATAGAAATGAGAAAAAAATTGAGTTGGGACAATAAAACCTTAAAGAAATTTATGGAATTCCTAAAAAACAAAGGCTATATAGATTATAAAACAACTCCTCAAAATACGTTTATAAAGGTACTGAATTATAAGAAGTGGAGAGGGTATTAGTATAGGAAAAATTCCTACATGGTATAGGAGAAATTCCCATACTGTATAGGAGAAATTCCCATACTGTATAGGAAAAATTCCCATACTGTATAGGAAAAATTCCCATACTGTATAGGAAAAATTCCACAACCCCTTTCTATATATAAACAATATAAACAAAATAAACAAGAAAAAACAAGATAAAACAAGAGGGGTGTGTTGCACACTCACAGATAACAATTCTTCGCATACGACATTGCAGATTGCTATATATAGTAGCGCCCCTCCATTTAGCGAAAGGATTAGTTAAATTTGGAAAAAACGGAAATTAAAAAGATTTTGAAATTTTACAAAAATCTAAATCCATCAACACAATTAAACATCAATGATAGAGAAGTTATAGAAGTCTGGTGTGATGTGTTTATGGAGTACTCATATGAACAGGTAAGAAATGCAATTGTAGCATTTTCAAAAAAGAAACCTTTTGCTCCAAGCATAGGAGAGATTATTTCTAACATTGAAGTTCCTGATTACACAATTGAAAAGATTCCACCCAACACAGTAATTATTCAGTTTGAAGATGAAACCTATGGAAACTTTCCATTTAGATTTTTAAACTCACAAGATGCTAAAGAATATTCCAAAAAGTTTCAAGAATGCAATTACGATAAAGAATCAATCAAGATCTTACATGAAGAACATGTTAGAAAACGCAATGCTGGAGTTCTTACATACAGGGGAGAAGCAAAGGCAAGATTAGAGCAAAAACTTCAAAATCAAAATAACAAAGGAAGTAGAAGATATGATAAATAGAGTTGTTATGGTTGGTAGGATGACACGTGATCCTGAACTTAGAAGAACTCAAAACGGTTCAGCAGTTACAAGCTTTACTTTAGCAATGAACCGTCCAAAGAGAAATGATGAAGAACAGCAAGCTGATTATATTTCATGCGTTGTTTGGAATAAGACTGCTGAAAACGTTGAAAAGTACTGCTCTAAAGGTTCATTGGTTGGAGTTGAAGGAAGACTTCGTTCAAGATTTTATGACAATGCTCAAGGTCAACGTGTCTATGTTACTGAAGTTGTGTGTGATTCAGTTCAGTTTTTAGAAACAAAGTCTAGAGACAAATATGAAGAACAACAATATCATTCACAATCGACATACAATCCAAATCAGTACCAACAACCACAAAATCAACAACAAGACAGTTTTATGAATGAAAATCCACCTTTCAACATCATGGAAGAAGACATTCAATTCTAGTCTAAAATAAAAAACTTAAAATTTTCGTTTCTAGCGAGTGTTTGTTTTAAAGATGATTAACTTTACCAATTATCTAAAAACATTCGTTAGGATGAAGATTTGACCAAGAAAATAACAAATTAAACAAAAAAGGAGAGATGAAAATGCTCATAAAAAAGAATGAAGAACCATTTTTCTATAAATTTCTAGCAATCGCTAAAGAAATTATCAAGAAGAATCCAAAGTACACACCAGTTTTCTATGGTGATGATGAAAGATTGTATTTAGCGTGTGGTAATCATGCTGCAGTATATGATTTTCAAAGCAATTTGCTTTTAGATGATGAATTAAGAGAATTTGGAAAAATTCCTTATGAATTGTCTGAATTGCCTAATGGTGATTTGATGCTTACAAAAGCCGACCACTTCAATTGTCAAGAATCGTATCTAATTGCAGTTAAGAATTTTTTCAAAAAAGCAGGATATATGTCAAAGAAAATCATGCAAGTTGCGAAAGAGGATTCTTTTAGGGTTCCAAGAATAGTAGAAACTACAGGTCGTTGGATTTCAGAAGATGACAATAAAATTTTAGCAAAAATCGGATATCCAAATATTTACATGTTAGAAAATATCAGAGTAAATGAATTTAGAGCGCTTGCTGAGGGGTGGAATCCACGCTATTTAGCTGCACATGATGATGTTGAACTTAATGGTGGCCAAACCACTATCTCAATGACGGTTTATTTCAATATCAAAGAGGACCCTAAGAAAAGTGCTGTTGATCAACAAACATTGGAACTTGTACAACAACCTACGAACTATGATGAATTCGAAGATATGGATGTAGAAGGACCTGAAGTTGAAGTGGTAGAAGATGATTATCAAGAAGAGGAACAATTGGATGCACTTCTTGAAAACACTGTTGTTCCAGAGGAGCTAGAAGATGACTTCGACCCAATGCTTGCTTGATTTAGGTATCAAAAATGATTACAAGAAATTTTGGTTTACCGTTCCAGGAGCAATCGTTGGAAAAGGTCGGCCAAGGTTTACTACTCAAGGAAAATTCGTAAGAGCGTACACACCTAAAAAAACAAGGGATTACGAACAAAAAATAGCAATGTGCTATCGAAAAACTACAAGTTATCAAAGTGATAAGGCTCTAAGAGTGAAGATATTCGCTTATAGAGAAATACCTAAGTCGACCACTAAAAAATTAAGATGTTGGCTATTAGATAAAACGTTTCTTTGTACTGTCAAACCTGATATCGACAACATCATCAAAGTAGTTTTAGATGCACTCAATAATGTGGCATATTACGATGATATTCAAGTGTGTGAACTGGTTATCATTCGTGAATTTGCTGAAAATGAATGTTTAAAAATATGTCTAGAAGAAATCGGTGAGAGAAGACCGAAATAGGAGGGAAAATTATGGGATTGTTTGATTTAGTTAGAGAAGAACAAGAAGCAAAGAAAAAAGCTGAAGAATCAGCTAAAAAAGATACAAAAGATGCAGTTGTTGAAGAAGTAGAAAAGGTTGAAGAAGATAAAAAAGAAACTGATCAACAACCTGCTCCAGTTACAAAAGTTGAAAAGCAAGCGACTGAAGAGGTAAAACAAGCACCAAAACAAGCAACTGAAGTTGCAGAAGAATCTAAAAAAGAAGAAAAACCCGCAAGTAAAAAAGTACCTAAGAAAAAAGCAAGTACTGAAAAAACTTACAAATATCCATTTGGAGTCTACTCTGAAGGAAGATTGATTGATATTTCTTCTTATGGGTTTGTAGATGGCCAAGATTATACAGAAAAGGAAATCACGGACATCATGTTACAACACCGTCATTATGAGTTTGCAGGAACAATGGAATACAGCTATATCGAGGATGACAACGTTCTTGTTGTAACTGGAAAACAACATAGAAAAGGCTAGGTGTTCGATATGGCTTATACAAGATATAAATTCTATGTGATTGGAGTTGGTGGGACTGGTTCTCTTCTAGCAAGAGACCTTCCAAAACTTCTTTTAGGAACGTCACATAAAATGATGCTAATAGATGGCGATACAGTCGAATCTAAAAACATTGAACGTCAAGGATACCAAGCTCAAGACGTTGGTGATAATAAGGCTTTGGCATTATCGAGAAAAATCAATTCTCTTTATCCAATAGAGTGTGAATTCGATGATAAATATTGCACTTATGAAAGTTTATTTGCTCTTATCCAAGATGATAAGGGATATGTTCCTGTAATTATAGGATGTGTCGATAATGATGCTACAAGAATGATTTTAGAAAAGGTATTTAAAAAGCTTGATGATGTTATTTATATCGACTCAGCAAATAGTGAATACGAAGGAAATATCTATATCACAACAAAAAAGAATGGTATTCAACAAAGTAATTTGAGAAGTCAATGTTACAAATTTGATTTAGATAAGCACCCACTTGACGTTTCTTGTCAAGAACAGGCTGCCAAAGGAAATGTTCAATTTCTAGTAACCAATGCAAAAATGGCCGTATCGATATTGGAACATTGCAACGCTTTAATCATGTATCAGTTGAAAGAAGGTGTTCAACTTGTCAACAGATTTGAGACAGTTTTTTACGACTGATCATGTTCCAGATAAATTAGAACCTAACACCTATGAAAAGTTTTTCATCAACGCTTTAAGCTATACATCACCAAAAGCTATTGATGATTTAACGATTGCATTTGAAGAAGATGAGTCTAATGATCTGATACAAAACTTTCAAGAAATCGACTTATTAGATGAACATGTTTTTCCAGATGTTATCGATTATGAATTTGAAGAAGTTATATTAAGTCCTTTTTTTGACAGAAACGAATTTGCAGTTGATGGTTTTGAAACATTGATTGAAGGATTATACGATGAACAGAATGAAGTGTTTGTAAATGTAAGTTTTATTATTCCACAATTAAAAGGTGTCTTTAGAGAAATATATGCAGAAGCCAAAGAGTGGTGTGAGTACTCGGATGAAACATTATCCGAACCTAAGGTTGATTATTACAATCTAGGTACCACTGAAATGCAGTTCCTATATATCAAATTTAAAAACAAGAGAAAAGCTAGGAAATTCAGAAAGCTTTATAAAAAGAGCTATCAAATAAGAGCAATGCTATATGGTTTTGGATATCGATTTATAAATGGTCAATTTGTTAAAGGAAACGTAAGAAACATTGAAATTGAAGGATGGGAATATCCTGATTTGAATTTTGGAGTGGCAAATGAAGCTCTAGAAATCATGGCCAATGTTTCAAAAAAAGAAAGACACAATACGGAATTGTTGCAAATAATAGTCGAAAGAAAAGTAGATGATTGTGATTATAAATTTACTTCAAATGCTTTGATTTCAGCTCTTTCAAACACATTAAAGACAAAAAGCGAGGTGATCATGTAATGAGAGAAGCAATCATTCGTTTAAACAACAAAAAAGATGATGCTGAATTATGTATCAAACAAAACGAGAAGATTACATTCAAAATGCTTTCAAAAGAAGAACTGGTAAAACTTTTTAATGAGTTTTTTATCAAAGATCAGCATGAGAAAGCAAACATAAAATTGTTTTCTGAAAACACGATAGGTGCTGGTATTGATTATACCGTTATAAAGCAACCTGAGCATATGCAATATGTCACCTATAATAATCGCTCATACAAAATCAATTTTCCCAATGCAATTTACATCGTTCGATATGACAACAAAACCGTAAAAGGCATCCAATGTTATTGCTATAAGAAATACAAAGGCAGAGATACCGAATTGTATGAATATGCAATGCCAAATATGTTGACAGGAAATGCAATGTGCATGGGTAGTGCCGATAAAAGGATTGTTGATGGTGATATTGAAGCTGCTTTGAATAAAATTATCGCTACACCTTACTCACACGGCAATTTTGATGGTATAAAAGGATTTTCAACAACAGTCAGCTATTTTGAATATTTAGAAGATAATCCATTTCCTTACAAACTTTTAAGAAAATTGAACAGGAAATTAAGAGATGTCAAAGTGTAATGAATTAAGAAAATTACTTTTGGAATGGGGCGAAGATAATTATTTGCCTCTCCAAGAGAAAATTAAGTATCTTGAAAACGAAAATTATCGTTTGAGAACGCAAAATCAAAGAATTCATGAAAGAAATAAAAGACTTTCAACGATCGTTAAGAAAAGAAGAGAGGAAGCAAATAATGAGAATAGACAGAGGAATTGTTCAATGTGATAGACGCAAGAGAATTTTCAAAACTAAAGAGGTTACAAATTATAAAATCTCATATCAAGCGTATGGTTTTAAAAATGATGGTGGCATGGGACTTATAACAAAGAAAGCAGAAATATGTTCTGATTGTAATATGGATTTTGATGATTTTATGCGTAATAAACCAGTAAGAGGACGTGATATCAATGACAGGTGAAGAATGGTCAAAAATTTGTAAAGAGCGTGGTGTTGTTGTCCTCGATGCAAACTACAAAGATATGACACAAGTTGATGCTTTAAAGTATTTTGATTTATTAAAAACTGCAATGGATCATGCCTTTGCTAGAAAATATGATTTGGAAACCGGCTAATATGAAGATTATGCATTGCCTGATGGAGCTACATATTACGAGGATGATATGAACAAGAAAATTGCTTGTTGCGAATGTGGGAAAGAAATCACATATGGAGCTTCTTATACATCAAGAATTATTTTGGATAAATACGGTTTCGGATATGCAGTTTGCAAGGAATGTTATTTTAAAAATGATTTGAAAGATATCGTTAAGAAAGGTTAAGAGTATAAGAATATGGGAATTAAAGAACAAGTTTTTAAACAATCCATTGAAATTTATGGAAAAGAAGCACAATCAAGACAAGTTATGGAAGAATGCGCTGAACTCATTCAAGCTGTGAATAAGATGCTACGATATGAAGATAGACCAGCTGAACCGGAGTATTATGCTAATTTAGTTGAAGAAATTGCAGATGTGGAAATCATGTTATATCAATTGAAAGTTATGTTTAACGTTAGTGATGATGAAGTTTTTAAAGTGAAAATTCAAAAAGCTAAAAGAGAAAAAGAAAGGTTGGAAAATCATGGAAGAAAACAAACAAAAATATGAACTAACAAAATTTGAACATGAATTATTAGTGTTTCTTCAAACTGAAGGATATAACTACATCGCAAAAGATAGCAGCGGAGAATTTGCACCGCCAAGATTAGTTGCATGTGATAAAAAACTGCCATACCACAATCTATCAGGAATGTTCACTACATATAAAAGCAATGCATTTCATATGGAAGGACCATTTGGAAAATTATTTAAATTTGTGTGGGGCGGAAACCAATTTGAAATTCAAGAACTTTTAGAAAACTGTGAGGTAACTGATCATGACAGCTAAAGAAATGTTTGAAAAGTTAGGATATATTTCATTAACAAAAAATTATATAAAAGGTAAATTAAAAACAATTGTGTATAAAAACGAAGTAAGCAAAGATTGGATTAAGTTTTATGCAGATAAGCAACAATTTATTGAAATAAGCGGTAATGGAATTTTCATCCAGGAACTTAAAGCAATCAACCAACAATGTAAGGAGTTGAAGTGGTTACATGAATAGACCGAAAGTTGAAGAATTTGAATTTCTAGAAGAATATACTGAAACATTAGAAATTTATTGTGATCAACTAGAAAATAAATATTCAAAATTGTTAGACGACGTTCATGATTATAGATATGAAAATCATTGTATGAAAATGACTATTAGAAATCTATGTGTACATTTTGGCGTTGATAATAAAGAAGAATTAATGAAAATTTATATGCCAGATGGAAAAGGTAAATAAAAATGAAAGAAATGTATAGCATTGTGCAAAGAGAAGTAAATCCACTCACGGCAAAAATAAAGGTTAGAGTTTGTGAAAGCGGCACAAAAGAAGAACTTACTAGAGGTATTAATTATTGCAGGATAAGAAGCCTTTTTAATCAGGAATTAACTTATTATCTTATCAGACAAGAAAACAGCAAAGAAGCTCTTAAAAAACTCAAAAAGAAGAAAATAGAGAAAGACGATCTTTATATTAAGATTGAGTAAAAAATTATGGAAGAAGCTTTAATTATAGTTCTTATAATTTTAATTTATGTAATTGTAGTATTGATAGCAATAATTATCGATTTAAAAGATGAAAGAATGGATTTTGCTTTATATATTAGAACTTTAAAAGAAAGAAATTGCAATTTACAGCAAGAAAATTACAAATTATATAAAGAAATATACAAAAAAAGAGGTAAAAAATGAGCACATATTATAGAAAAATGCAAACAATTAAGCACGCTTTGCAATACTATATCACTAGACCAGGAGCAAGTGAAAAGGATCTAGTAAGAGAAAAGAATTTATTAAAACGTGTTGAAGAAGATATTGAATGGTATGAAGAAAGACACCACACCAAAAAGAAAGAGGAGAGAACAAATGATTAAATATTGCCCAGATTTAACCGGGTTTGAAATAAGAGAATCGTATTTGCGTGGAGGAGGAACGAATAAAACAGTTATTTTAAATCATTGTTTAAAAGATGCATGCGTCGCTTATAAGAATGGTAAATGCATTAAATATAATAGCAATGTAGAAATAAAAGAAGGCGGTGATAAATAATGTACATTAACCCATTTTGGTGTGGAGTTGCAGCAACTATCCTTGCTGAATTGGCAGGGATAATTGCTTATGCAATTTATCAAGATCATAAAAATTAATAATTAATTATTTTGGAGGGCAAGGAATGAAATATACAGATGAAGAAAAGAAGATCATTGATGAAGTTAAAAAATATCTTAGAGAATTACGCCTAATAAATATTGAAAAATTCTCTTTAACATTTGAAATTGAGGACATTCCAAGCCCTCAATCAATTAAATACAGTGATGAAGCTCCTGGAGGTTTTTCAAAACCAAAAGGAGAACAAATCACTTCTAATATGTTGCGCAGAGAACTTTTAACAAAGCGTCTAGAGCTCTTTAATATGGAACTTGATAAATTTATGCCGTTAGTATATTTGCTCAATGCAGGGCATAGAAATATCATTAGAACGTATGTATGTTCAAGAGGATATAATGAAATGATTGACACATTAGAAGAATCGTTTTGTATCAGCAAATCAACTTACAAAAGAGAGTTTCCAAAAGCATGTTTAGAATTATCCAAATATCTTGACATGGAACACCGCCCATCACTCGAAAAATTGAATAATACCTTTTATGAAAGTATCAAGAATGAATAGTAATTTCATTCTTTTTCTTTGCTTTTTTATCACAAATGATAATTTTTTATTAAAAGTGGACCCATTTTGGACCCAAAATGAACCCAAAGTGAGCCCTAATTGGACCCAATTTGGACCTAGATTGAACCCTTATTTCCATGCTATTATGCTATTGTGGTTTTTAAAGAAATGAAACAATCCCATTTAATTTAAAATCACAGTTCAGACATATAGGTTAAACCCCTTGAAAAAAGTTCCTTATGGGAGCTTTTTTCTTTTGCAAAGAACAACGTCGCAGTTTTAACTGCTATTTCTATAAATAAAAAAATGGAGGTGGTGACATGATTTGGAAAAACACGAGTTAGCATTTGAAGACTATAAAAACGGCATGAAGCAAAAAGAAATTGCTAAAAAATATGGTACGACAATCAATACTGTCAAGTCATGGAGCCGTCGCTATGAATGGTCAAAAAAGAAGAAAAAGGGTGCACCCCAAAATAAAAGTGTGCACACCAAAAAAGAATGCAAAAAAATAGCTGAAGAAATAGTAGAAACAAGTGAGCTGGATGAAGAACATCAGCTCTTTTGTATTTATTATTTAAAGTATCACAATAAGGTAAAAGCATATCAAAAAGTAAAGCCAAACACTCCGTACAACAGTGCTTGTGTAATGGCTTCTCGCTGGTCTAAACAACCAGCTGTAATAGAAGAAATAAATCGGCTAAAAAAAGAATTATATGAAGATGCTCTTCTTGATCCGCATGACATAGTTCAAAAATATATCGATATCGCCTTTGCTGATATCAATGATTACTTGGAGTACGGTAGAGAAGAAATTCCTGTTATGGGAGCTTTTGGACCGGTAATTGCTAAAAACCCAAAAACAGGTGAAGATGAAATTCTAAAGCAAACCATCAATACTGTTAGATTTAAAGAATCAGTGTATGTTGACGGAACTATTCTTAGTGAAGTTAAAAAAGGTAAGGATGGTGCTAGTATCAAGTTATCAGACAGAATGAAAGCTTTGGACTGGTTATCTAAACATATGAATTTAGCAACCGAAGAACAAAGAGCTAAGATTGATTTAATTAAGGCACAAACAAGAAAGATTGCTATTGATGATGAGAAAGAAGAAATTGAGGATGATGGTTTCTTGGAAGCATTAAACGCTAGTGCAAAAGAGGATTGGGAAGATGAAGAAGATTAGAGCAGTTTTCAAATTCAAACCCTTTAGCAAAAAACAACGTAAAGTTTTAAATTGGTGGACTGATAATTCACCGGTTAAAGATAAAGATGGAATTATCGCCGATGGTTCAATTAGATCAGGAAAGACTGTATCAATGTCTCTTTCTTATGTAATTTGGGCTATGTCTACCTTTGTTGAATGCAACTTTGGGATGTGTGGTAAGACGATTGGTTCATTTAGACGTAACGTTTTGAATATTTTAAAGCTGATGCTCTGGTCAAGAGGTTACAAATTAAAGGATCATAGAGCCGATAACATGGTTGAAATCAGTAAGAATGGTGTAACTAATTATTTTTATGTATTTGGTGGTAAGGATGAAAGCTCTCAAGACCTAATTCAAGGTATCACACTCGCAGGTTGTTTTTTTGATGAAGTGGCGCTGATGCCTGAATCGTTTGTTAATCAAGCAACTGCACGTTGTTCTGTTGAAGGTTCAAAATGGTGGTTCAACTGTAACCCTGATGGTCCTTTCCATTGGTTCAAAACTAATTGGATTGATAAAACAAAAGAGAAGAACATCATTTATTTGCATTTTACAATGGATGATAACCTTTCTTTAAGTAAGAGAATCAAACAAAGGTATAAAAGTCAATGGAGCGGTGTTTTCTATGATAGATATATTAAAGGTCTTTGGACTGTAGCTGAAGGTATCATTTACGATATGTTTAACCAAGATAAGCATATTGTTGATGATTGTGATTGTTTGATTGATAGTAAAAGTTATAGATATGTCAGTTGTGACTATGGTACTCAAAATGCCATGGTCTTTTTGCTTTGGAACAAAGGAACTGATGATATTTGGTATTGCATTGATGAATATTACTATTCAGGACGTGACAGGAAAGTTCAAAAAACGGATAGTGAATATGCAAATGATTTAGTTGAATTTCTTAATGGGAGAGAAATATTTCAAATTGTCGTAGATCCATCTGCAGCTTCTTTTATTGCTGAACTAAAAAAGAGAGGCTTTAGGGTCAAAAAAGCTAAGAATGATGTATCAAATGGTATTAGACTGGTCAGTACAATGCTCAATCAATGCAAAATTAAGTTTTTTAGCAAATGTAGAAATACAATTAAGGAATTTTCAGTCTATGCATGGGATCCTAAAGCAAGTGCTCGAGGGGAAGATGCTCCAATTAAGCAAAATGACCATGCAATGGATGCTATCAGATATTTTATTTATACAATTTTAAAAGGTTCAGGACTTAACACCGATTTGGAAGGAGGTATTTAATGAAGACATTAGAGGTAATTGCAAAAGATGAAATTTTTACCATTTCCGATGATGAAACAATGGATATCAAACATTTGAATAAATACATTGCTAAGCACAAGCGATTAAATGGTTCAAGATATAAAAAGTTAAAAGATGGATATGAAGGGTTCTATCCAATTATGATGTACCAGGATAAACCACAATACAAACCGGATAACCGTATAATCGTAAACTTTGCTAAATACATAGTTGATACGTTTAACGGTTTTTTTATTGGAATTCCTATCAAAGTATCATCAACAGATGAAGAAGTTGCTACTTACATCAATGAATTGGATAAGAGAAATCATCAAGATGATAACAATGCAGAGATTTCAAAAAACTGCAGTATCTATGGCAAATGTTATGAAATGTATTTTATCAATGAAGACGCAAAGGTGGGTATTAGGTACATTGAACCAACCAAAGGATTTATCGTATATGATGATTCAATCGTTCCAGAACCAAGGTTTTTCGTTACATATTACTACGATTCAAATAGTATTATGCATGGTTATTTGAGTGATGATTCTTACGTTTATGAATTCAGTAATAAAAGTGGTATGCATTTCGTTGATGAAGGTTCACTTCATGGCTTTGATGGTGTTCCAGTTACTGAATATGTAGAAAACGCCGAACGCATGAGTGCTTTTGAAAGTACATGGTCAATGATCAATGCCTACAATAAAGCAATAAGCGAAAAGGCAAATGATGTTGATTACTTTGCGGATGCATATCTAAAAATTATTGGTGCAAAAGTTGATAAAGACGGAATTATTCATATTAGAAATAACAGGATCATTAATTTTGATGAAGAATCCAATACGATTGATGTAGGATTTCTTGAAAAGCCTAATGCGGATAGTTCACAAGAAAACCTTATTAACCGTCTAGAAAGATTGATTTTTCAAATGTCTATGACACCTAACATCAATGATGAAAACTTTGGTACAAGTTCAGGAATTGCGCTTAAGTATAAGTTGCTTTCTATGTCAAACTTGGCCAAGACAAAAGAAAGAAAGTTCACAGGTGCTTTAGATAGAAGATATAAGCTAATTTTCAGTAACCCAATCAACACAGTTCATGAAGATAAATGGGTTGATGTTACTTATAAGTTTAGTCAAAACTATCCAGCAAACGTACTTGAAGAAACTCAAATTGCTCAAAACTTAGAAGGAGTTGTTTCTAAAGATACTCAACTATCTTCTCTTTCAATCGTTGAAGATGTTCAAGAAGAAAAAGAAAAAATCAAGCAGGAAGATGAAACTTCTAAAGAATCTATTGTTGATAAAAGGATGTTCAAATAATAGATGAACAGTGCTGAATATTGGCGTTTAAGAGAAGAAAAACAACGCTTGAAGAATATCAAAGATGAAAAAGAGTATGATAAGAAGATTAAAGAAATCTATCAAAGAATGATGGATGAAGTGCAATCTGAAATCAATAACTTCTATGCTAAGTATGCAAAAGATACTGGCATTACATTGGCCGAAACTAAAAAAAGAGCTTCTAATTTGGATATGGAAGCTTATTCAAGAAAAGCTAAAAAGTATGTTGAAGAAAAGAATTTTTCAAAACAGGCAAATAAAGAAATGAAACTTTACAATTTGACAATGAAAGTTAATAGACTTGAATTGTTAAAAGCGAATATTGGTTTAGCTTTAGTGAGTGGCCATGATGAATTGGAAAAATACATGGATGAACTTCTTGAAAATAGAACACTTGATGAAATACAAAGACAAGCTGGTATTTTAGGACCAACAATTTTAGATAATGCTGATACAGTACATTCAATTGTCAACGCATCATTTCACAATGCAACATTCAGCGATAGGATTTGGATGCATCAAGATTTGCTAAAGTATGATCTTGAAAGTTTGCTAGCAACAGGACTTATCCAAGGAAAAAATCCTAATGAATTAGCCAGACTATTAAGAAAACGTTTCAATGTTAAAATCAGTGATGCACAACGATTAATGAGGACTGAACTTGCTAGAGTTCAAATTGCTGCACAACAAAAATCATATGAAGCAAATGGATTTGATGAATATGAATACATAACTTGTGGAATCGGTGATGCGTGTGATACTTGTAGAGCGTTAGATGGTAAGGTTTTTCCAATAAATCGGATGAACGTTGGAGACAACGCTCCACCAATGCATCCTAATTGTCATTGTTCAACAGGACCTCATATGGATAGAAAAATCTATAATGAATGGCTTGATGGACTTGCAAACGGAAAACACAGTTTGAGATTGGATGAATATAAAAAGATTTCAGATGTAAAAAATGATTTAAAAAAACAAGTCACAGTTCTATCTAAAAGTGAAAAAGAAATTCTTACAAGATACACTGGAAACCTTGCTATGCAGATGAATTTTGCTTTAAATACTGGACGTGAAAGAAAATTCAAAAAGGAAATTGAATTACTTGATAAAACTTTATTAAAAGGGGTTATAAATGATTCAATAACAGTTTATAGAAAAGCAGATGCTATAAATTATATAAAAGGAACAAACGCTTCTTTAGATGAATTAAAACAGCTTGTGGGACAAACTATCATTGAAAAAGGCTACACTTCTACATCATTTAATTATTTTGATAATATAAATCTTTTAGGAAGAAATATGTATATTGAATTTGTAGTCCCAAAAGGTTATAAAGGAGCTTTATATTTAAAACCGCTTGCTTATAAAATGTTTAAAAATCAAGATGAATTACTTTTTAAAAGAGGATTATGTTATAATGTGATTGAAGCAGAAGAAAAAGATGGTTGTTTTTATATAAAAGCGGAGGTTATTAAAAATGATTGATCCTAAAGAATATCCTTTTCATGTTGAATTGTTAGGTGGAGAAGAAGAATTTAATGAGTATATTAAGAATTGGAAAGAATATGCTCCATGGGATAATGAAGAACACATAAAAATGATTTTGGATGGAGAAGAAAAAGCAAAAGTTGGATCTTCAATGTGGAGTAATCCATGGATGCCATAGAAATGATACCAAATGACTAAACAAGCAATTGAAACTGAATATAAAAGAATATGTGATAAGTTAGGTTTTATTCCTAAAGAATTTAAACCCGCTATCCCTAAAGATGTTTCAGAAGATTATGGTCATATTGAAACACTTTTTGATTACCTTAGCACTGATGAAATGCTATTTTTATATGAAAATGGATATTTAACAAACTGATATAATCAAGCCGACAAGTAGTCGGTTTTTATTTTAGCTAAATTAAGGAGTATTTATGAAAATTTTAAAAGAAGTTTCAGTTTTGGGAACTGAATATAGAATTATTGAGAGTAATTGTGATAATGATCCATTATTAAAAAACAATTTTGGATATACTGATTACACTTCAAAAAAGATAGTTATTACTGATTTCCGATATGAAGAAATTGAAATTGAAGATGTAGCTAAATATAGAGAGCAAGTAATAAGGCATGAGTTAATCCATGCTTTTTTATGTGAATCGGGACTTCATGAAAATTGTAAGTGGCACAATGAAGAAATGGTTGATTGGTTAGCAATACAAGCACCTAAACTTCAAAAGATATTTAAAGAAACTGAATATATTTAACGAGCAAGTTTAAACGACTTGCTTTTTTTGTACTCAATTTTTGAGAAAGGAGGTTTTCTATGGCTGAAGGTTTAAGACCACATCATCATCAAGAGTTTGAATATCGCACTATTCAATATTTTGATAAGAAAAGGCATGTTATTGTTAAGAAAATTCAGTATATGTGTATGATTTGTGGACGTATCCGTCATGAGAAATATGACTGTTATGTACCGCCACCTAAAAGCAAAACAAAATCATTGGAAAGAAATAAGAAAAAATATGGCAATCAAGGATGATTGCTTTTTATTTTCTTAAAGAGGAACTTATATGATCAAGATTACAGTTGGAATTTCTAAAGAACATATAGCAATTAAATGCATTGGCCATGCCAATTACAACACATGTGGTGATGATATTGTCTGTTCTGCAATTTCTACGCTATTACAGACACTTTGCTATAGCTTGGAAGAATTAACCAAAGATAAAATAAAAACCTCTCTAGAAAAAGGAGAGGGATATATAGGTGTATATCATCCAACATGTAAGTCAATTACATTAGTTAATGGCTTTGTAATTGGATGTAGAGAGGTAAGTCATACTTACCCTGATTATGTACAATTAGAAATCAAAAATTAGCGCATGTGGCGCTTTTTATTTTGTCCAAGCATTTATGACTTTAAAAGATATGGATGAGTCAGGCGTGGAAACTTTAAGCTACGGAGAAGAGCAGGCGTGTAACTCTCTAAAAGATACGGATAGGAGATAAAAAAATGAAAAAAGAATTAGAAGAATTATTAAAATTATCCCATAAAAGAAACTTCAATTTACAGTTATTCGCTGATGATGGCGGAGAAGGTGGTTCAGGTGGAACTGACGATCCTGAAGATAAATCAGGTGATGATGAAAAAGAAGATAAAAAATACACTGATGAAGATGTAAACAACATCATCAATCGAAAATTCGCCGAATGGGAAAAAAGACAAAAAGAAAAAAGTGCAAAAGCTGCAGAAGCTGAACGATTAAAAAACATGACCGAAGAAGAAAAAAGAAAGCATGAAATGGAAGAACTTCAAAAGAAAATTGCCGGTTATGAAAAAGAAAAAGCTATTGGAGCAATGACAAAAGTTGCTAGAGGAATCTTAAATGATTCAAAAATCGTTGTTAATGATGAATTATTAGGGAATTTAGTAGCTGAAGACGCTGAAACAACAAAAACAAATGTAGAAAATTTTGTTAAAAACTTCAATGATGCTGTTCAAAAAGCTGTAGCTGAAGCTTTAAGAGGAAAAACTCCTCACTTAAAGGATGGTTCAAAAGAATTGACAAAAGAAGATATCTTAAAAATCAAAAATAGATCTGAACGTCAAAAGGCAATGGCTGAACATCCTGAATTATTTAGATAAAAAGGAGAAAAATATATGAGAAAACAATTTAATTTGCAATTATTTGCTGCACCAACAGGTACAACAGTAACAGCTGATTTAGAACCAGGTATTTCGATTGATTATACTTCTAGAATCAGTTCAAATATCAATGAATTACAAGATTTATTAGGGGTTACTGAATTAACACCAATGTCTTCAGGAACAACAATCAAAATCTATAAAATGGAGGTTGGTACAGTTGCTCCTCAAGTTGGAGAAGGTGAAACAATCGGTTTAACTAAAGTAACTAGAAAGAAAGTCAAAGATATTGACCTAGTATTAGAAAAATATCGTAAATCAACTACTGCAGAAGCAATTCAACGTTCGGGGCGTAATATTGCTATCAATCAAACTGATGAAAAAATGGTCGGTGTCATTCAAGGTCAAATCAAAAAGACTTTCTATTCTACATTAAAAGAAGGTACTGGTACTGCAACAGGCAAAACTTTACAATCTGCCTTATCTGCAGTGTGGGGAGAATTAGTTAAACATTATAAAGATGAAACAGTTACACCTATTTATTTTGTATCTACAGATGATATTGCTGAATATTTAGGTTCAAAAGAAATCACTTTACAAACTGCTTATGGATTCACATACTTAAAGAATTTCTTAGGTTTAGGTGATGTCATCGTTTCACCTGAATTAGAAAAAGGTACAGTATATGGTACTGCCAAAGAAAACATTGCGGGTGCTTATATTCCAACAAACAATGGGGATGTTGCTGATACATTTGGCTTAACAAGTGATACAACAGGTTTAGTGGGTATGGTTCATACTTCTAAAACAGATAATGCAACAATTGAAACATTATTAATGTGTGGTGTTAAATTCTTTGTTGAATATGTTGATGGTGTATTCAAAGGAACTATCACTCCAGGAGAAGCTGCTTAATGTATGTCGCAATTAAAAGATTCGTCGATTTAACAGATGGTGATCATATTTATAATGCTGGTGATGTGTACCCTAGAGATGGTTTTGAACCATCTAGGAAACGTATTGTTGAGTTAGCAACATCAAAAAACAAATTAGAAACACCACTTATTGCTTATATTGAAGATGAAAAACAAAACGTTGTAGGAAATGACAAAGTAGAAGATGAAAAAGACACACCTAAGAAAACAACTAAAAAAGCTAAAAGTGAATAATCATGGCAATCATTGATGATGTAACTGCATTATTAGGGTTTCCAGAAGAGAAACCTAATAAGACATTAGATGTGATTATTCGTCTTACTACTAATCGTTTAAAAACACTATTGGATGTTGAAGAAGTACCAACTGAATTAGAATATATTGTTACTGAAGTTTCAATTGTTAGATATAACAAGATTGGTTCTGAAGGAGTCACAAGTCATTCCGTTGAAGGAGAAACCATGTCATTCAGTGACAATGATTTCAAGGGGTATCTAAATGATATAGAAGTTTGGAAAAATAAAAAGAACGAAGTAAAAGGAGTTGTCAAATTCTTATGAGATATGACACTCCTATTTATTTTCAAAAAGTTACACAAGGTGAGTATGATCCTACTACCGGAGATTATGGAGAGGATACAGTAGATGAAACCTGTGTAATGGCATCTGTCATGGATACAAGGACTGAAACAATACAAATTGTTTATGGTTCTATCAAGCAAGGAAGCAAAACGATTCATATTCAAAACCATTATGATAAGTCCTACGATTCTATTAGAATTGATAATAAGATTTATCGAGTGGATTATTCTAGAAAACTTAGAAATAAACAGTCGTTTATCGTTCATGAGGTGCAAAATGGGTAGAGGTATAAATATTACAGGCATTAAAGAATTAGAGGCTAAACTGAAAAAAAATATGACTCTAGATCATGTTAAAGATACTGTCAAACAAAACGGTTCCGATTTGCAAACTTTAATGACAAGAAATGCTAATTTCGTTAAAGGATATTCGATAGGCACAACTAGAAGAAGTATACGTAGTACATATACCGATTCAGGATTAACAGTGGAAGTTAAACCGACAACTTACTATTCACCTTACCTTGAATATGGAACACGTTTCATGTCGGCCCAGCCCTTTGTAAGACCATCTTTCAACATTCAAAAAGAAATCTTCAAAAGAGAACTAAAGAAACTAATGAAATGAGGTGTGTTATGGATCCTCAACAAGAATTGTTCAGTTACTTGTTAGTAACATTAAAAAAAGAATATCCGGATATGGTTTTTGATGGATTTATGCCACCAGAAGGAACACCATATCCTTTTATTTATCTTGCTGACAGTCAACAAATTGATGATTATGGCAATAAAACAGCAATCTTTAACAATGTGTATCAAACTATTCATATATGGAATGATTCACCTAAAAAAAGAGGTACTGTTTCAAACATAGCATTGAAAATTAAAAATATAACAAGAAGATTAGAATACACAACTAATTATAAGTGGGAAATTAGAAATATCGAACAAAGGATTTTGGAAGATACGACAACCAAAACACCACTTATGCACGTTGTACTAGAGCTGGAGTTCAAATCTTCTAGTAAAGGAGGAAAAAGAAGTGATCAATAAATTTGATTTGCAATTATTCGCTGATGAAAGTCCTGAAACAATTTCAGGTAAAAAACTTGTCTACTTGTTTAGAGTGGCCGAAGATTCAAAAACAGAAAATGCAGGTGCTTTAGCTTTCGTGACTGAAAACGAAAGAACAACATCTAAAGATGCTGATTCTACACAAACAAAAGATGGAAATGTTCGTACACCTGGCGCTGCTGAAATTGAAATCACAAGCACATCATTATTGCCTAAAGGGGATAAGATGATTGATAAATTAGAATCAGCAATGCTAAATGACAAACTTGTAGAATGCTGGGAAGTAAATTTAGCTGAACCAGGTTCTAGCACAAATAGTGGTAAATATAAATCAAAATATTATCAAGGATATATTACTGAATTAGGAATTTCTTCTAATGCTGAAGATAATGTTGAAGTAAGTATCACTTATGGAGCTAACGGTCAAGGAGCAGATGGGTATGCAACTTTAACTGATGAACAAAAAGAAATTGCATCCTATGTTTATAAAGATGTAACCAGAGAAAGTGAATAAAGCGGATAAAAATATCCGCTTTTTATTTTGAAAAAAGGAGAATAATCATGGAATTAACTATTAACGAAAAAGTATACAACTTTAAATTTGGGATTGGATTTGTGAGACATTTAGACGGAAAATCATCAATCAAACAAGATGGGATTCAATTTGGAATTGGATTGGAAACATTGATTCCTAATTTATTGACAGGGAATACTGTTACTTTATCCGATTGCTTGTTTGTAGCAAATATGACTGAAAAGCCAAGAATCACTCAAGATCAGCTTGATAACTATATCGATGATGAAAAAACAAATATCGATTCTCTTTTTGATGATGTGCTAGAAGAGCTAAAAAAGTCGAATGCTACAAAGAAGAAAGCAGAGAAACTGTTAGAAAATTATCAAAAAGAGCAAGAAAGATTGGAAGCAATGGAAGCGGCTCAAAATCAAGTGACAGAATAACATATGAAAAAATAGTAGAAAACTGTTTTCGATATTTAGATATCAATGATATTGATAAAATCAATCGCCTAACGATTAACGAATATAAGTATTTGATGTCAGGTGCTAAATATAAGCTTGTTGATCAACAGGAACAAATTTTCTTGTTGGCGTGGGCCATTCGACAAGCTAAGTCTAGGAAAAAAAGCGGTAGATATTTTTATCGCACATTTAATCAATTCTTTAATCGTAAAAAAATCGAAAATCAGTTGGATAACAAAAAAGATACTTCCTCTCTTATTTCAAGGATTCAAGAAGCAATAAAAGTACAAGAAGGGAAGTGATAATTATTGGAAACATATAGTGTAAAGGCCGTACTTAGTGCTGTTGATTCAAACTTTACAAGCACTATGAAAACAGCTAATAGCAGTCTTGCAGGAATTAAAACTGCAAGTGAAAGTGCCACAAGTTCCATTATGAAAATTGCTAGTGGTATAGGTGTTTTTAAAGCTTTAAGTGCAAGTGCTAACTTAGTTAAAAGTTCTATTTCAAGTG